GGAACCGGAACCTGACGAAGAGGACCTGGAGAGGCTGGAGCAGGAAAACGAAGAAAACTGGATGGACGACGAGCCATTACCATTTGAGTAAAGAGGGAGAAACAGACATGGCAAGCAGAGCAAGGTTAGAAGGGAACTGCGATTACAGGCTTTGGACGACGGAGGAGCTGATCGAGGCTTACGCCTTTGAAGCCGGCCGCAGAGATCAGAGGAACCGGGAGATCACGCAGCGCGAGATCAAGAAGGAACTGAAGCGCCGATTCGACGCAACCCTCCGGCTCCTGGACGACGAGCAGACGGTGGAGAATCCGAAAGGAACCTTCCGGTACCTGCTGAACGAGTAAACAGCAGCCTGGCAGGAGGCCCACAGGGGCCTTTTGCTTGTTATACAGATATCACTGAAGACCTGAAAGGGTCTTATTTTTATGCCATCAGAAAGGAGGTGGATCCCATGGCTACAAGAGGTAGAAAGCCGAAGCCCACGGCATTAAAGCTCCTGGAAGGAAATCCGGGAAAGAGACAACTGAACATGAATGAGCCGGTGCTTTCTCAAAGGAACCCCCCTGAATGTCCGGACTGGCTTGAGGAAGAGGCAAAAGCCGAATGGGATCGCCTTTCCAAGAACCTCTCAGATCTGGGACTTCTTACAGACCTGGATGTGGCCGCCTTCGCATCTTACTGTCAGGCATATGCCAGATGGAAAGAAGCAGAAGAATTTATCACCCAGCACGGCTCCATCGTAAAGACCAAAACCGGCTACTGGCAGCAGGTTCCGCAGGTCTCCATTGCACACTCTAACCAGAAGATCATGATACAGGCGGCAGCCGAGTTTGGACTGACCCCTTCCGCCAGAAGCAGGATGATCGCCGGTGATGCCAAGAAGGCGGAAGTCGATGAGATGGAATACCTTCTGATGGGAGGTGCCTGATGTTTGATGAAAGCAAAGCCCAGCGTGCTCTTAAGTTCATAGAGAACTTAAAGCACACGAAGGGCCGCTGGCATGGGGAGCCATTCACCCTTCTTCCTTGGCAGGAGGAAATCGTAACGAACATCTTCGGAACTGTGAAAGATAATGGCTTCAGACAGTACAATACCTGCTACTGCGAGATCCCTAAGAAAAATGGGAAGAGTGAGCTGGCTGCAGCGATCGCTCTGTACCTGACATGCGGCGATGGAGAGTGGGCGGCAGAAGTGTACGGCTGTGCTTCTGACAGGCAGCAGGCATCCATCGTGTTCGATGTTGCCGTAGATATGGTGGATCAGTGCCCCGCTTTAAAAAAGAGGATCAAACCCATCATGTCGGTGAAGCGTCTCGTATACATGCCGACAAATTCGTACTACCAGGTCCTCTCAGCAGAAGCATATACAAAGCATGGCCTGAACGTACACGGGGTCATTTTTGACGAACTACATTCCCAGCCCACCAGAGAGCTATTCGATGTCATGACAAAGGGTTCCGGTGATGCCAGGACCCAGCCCCTTTATTTCCTGATCACCACGGCAGGGACAGACCGGAACTCCATCTGCTTTGAGCAGCATATGAAGGCGGAAGATATCCTGGCCGGCAGGAAGAAGGATCCGACCTTCTACCCTGTGATCTATGGCCTTCCAGATGATGCAGACTGGTCAGATGAGAAGAATTGGTACATCGCCAATCCCTCCCTGGGACATACCATCGATATCGAGAAGGTCAGGAATGCTTTCCAGTCTGCTAAAGAGAATCCTGCCGAGGAGAACATCTTCAGGCAGCTTCGCCTGGACCAATGGGTGAAGCAGTCCACAAGATGGATGCCCATGGACAAATGGGATGAATGTGCTTTTCCGGTGGATCCGGATGAGCTGGTGGGACGGGAGTGCTACGGCGGCCTGGATCTTTCATCCACATCTGACCTTACCGCTTTTGTTCTGGTCTTCCCGCCAAGGACAGAAGATGAGAAATACATCATCCTGCCGTTTTGCTGGATCCCGGAAGAGAACATGCGCCTTAGGATCCGCAGGGATCATGTTCCATACGATACCTGGGAAAAGACAGGAGATCTTCAGACGACAGAGGGGAATGTTATCCACTATGGCTTTATAGAGAAGTTCATAGAGCGCCTGGGAGAGAAGTACCACATTCTGGAGATCGCCTTTGACAGATGGGGTGCGACTCAGATGGTTCAGGACCTGGAGGGAATGGGATTTACTGTTGTTCCCATTGGACAGGGCTATAAAGATATGAGCCCTCCCACTAAGGAAATGATGAAACTTACCCTGGAAAAGAGGCTGGCTCATGGCGGCCATCCGGTCCTTCGCTGGTGCATGGATAACGTGTTTGTTCGGCAGGATCCGGCCGGCAATATCAAGATGGATAAAGAGAAGAGCACTGAGAAGATCGATGTGGCTGTAGCAACTGTCATGGCGCTGGACCGGGCAATCCGACGCGTCAAGAGCGAAAGCATTTATGACACAAGAGAGCTGTTCGTGTTTTAACTGCTATGATATACTTTGATAGTTGGAATCATATTCACATTTATTTGGTCAACAATATTCAAAAGGAGCATAGGCCACAGAATGGACAGAATTAGAAAAACGGAGAAGTTCTTCCCTATCATTGTAAAAACGTTTATGCCGTTTCTTATCCCTTTAATTTTTTATATTCCAGATACAGCGATTAGTAATAAGGCGAAAGGTATAATAGTAGTTGCTGCTATAATCATCGATATCTTTTTATATTTGTTTTTAGAAAGTAAAGAACAGAAAAGCAAGGCTGAAATATTTAAGAATAGAGCTGCAAGAATCGCATATTCTCATATTTATGAATTGAATGAGATAAAAAGAGATTATTATATCAGACACGCCAAAGATGGGAATACTAATCAAGTTTACGATGTAATCGACTACTTAAAAGATATTGGACACTCATTTAGAGATGTAATTGGAGAGATTACACATATCGAGAAAGAAGGTCTTCATGCAACTGTTGTTTATAAGATAAACGGTGAAGATGAGTGGAAATGGGCGACACAAAAAGAGTCAACATTGAGAGGGGATGTAAAGACATTTTTAAACAAAAAGGAAACAGTTTTTAATCAGCTCATGAACCCTGATAACACTGGACATTATATTGGTTATATCTTTTATAATGACAAAAGCGAAATGGAAAAAGAAAACAAATATTTAATGGGTACACGCGATGAAATGCATGGAAAAAAAGGATCAATACTAGGGATTAAGTTTGGGTTTGCTACAAATACTGAATACTTAGTTGAAGGTATAATTATTGTTTCTTCATATGGCCAACGATTTGTTGAAGATAATAATGCCGGAAAGATAGCTGAATTAAAAAAATTAATTATGGATGTGATTTTTCCTTGTTATCAAAGAATGCTTGAAACTGAAATGGGAGCCCTGTATTTAGAAAAAAGAGGTCAAGATAATATAAAATAAAGAAAAATTTTCATATGGCTTATTGGTTTTCCCACTTTGTTAGGAACCGATCAAAACACCAATAGAAAAGCATCTCCACTCGGAGGTGCTTTTTTAATACCGATTTTTATTTAAGGAGGCGGTTATGGACCTTATAGCTTTATTACTTGCAGTAATTTGTTTATGTCTTTATGCGGGAGAGTTGGAGGATAAGAAATGAGTCTTCGTGATTTTCTTTTCAGATCCAGGGACAAGCCTACGAACAGCACTCCGGGTGCTTCTTACAGCTTCTTCCTTGGATCCAGTAATTCTGGTAAACGTGTAACAGAACAGTCGGCCATGCAGATGACAGCGGTTTACTGCTGCGTAAGGATCCTCTCTGAGGCGATCGCTGGGCTGCCTCTGCACCTTTACAGGAGGACGGACGGTGATGGCAAAGAAAAGGCGGTGGACCATCCACTGTACTTCCTTCTTCATGATGAGCCGAATCCGGAGATGACATCATTCATCTTCAGGGAGACCCTGATGACCCACCTTCTCCTGTGGGGGAATGCATATTCACAGATCATCCGGAATGGCCGCGGTGAGATCTTGGCCCTCTATCCTCTGATGCCAAACCACATGTCAGTGGACAGGGATGAACACGGTCAGCTCTTCTATACCTACCAGAGATCAGATGATGAGGCACCGACTATGAAGGGGACCATGGTCATTCTTGACCCCAGGGATGTGCTGCATATACCGGGCCTTGGATTTGACGGCCTGGTCGGTTACAGCCCCATCGCTATGGCTAAAAATGCCATCGGCATGGCTATGGCGGCAGAAGAGTACGGGGCAGCCTTCTTCAATAACGGTGCTTCTCCGGGGGCTGTCCTGGAACATCCCGGCGTCATGAAAGACCCTGAGAAGGTCAGGGATGCTTGGAACCGTGCCTTCAGGGGCTCTGGCAATGCCAATAAGGTGGCCGTTCTGGAGGAAGGCATGAAGTACACGCCTATCTCCATATCCCCCGAACAGGCCCAGTTCCTGGAGACCAGGAAGTTCCAGATCGATGAGATAGCCAGGATCTTTCGTATCCCGCCTCACATGGTGGGAGATTTGGAAAAGTCGAGCTTCTCCAATATCGAGCAGCAGAGCCTGGAGTTCGTGAAATACACCCTGGAACCCTGGCTGATCCGGTGGGAACAGTCCATGGTCAGGTCCCTCCTTTCAGAGGAGGAGAAGAAGACCTACTTCTGCAAGTTCAACGTGGAAGGGCTTCTCCGGGGCGACTATGAAAGCCGGATGAACGGATATGCTGTAGGGCGCCAGAATGGATGGCTCTCAGCGAATGATATTAGGCAACTGGAAGACCTGGATCTGATCCCTGAGGAGGAAGGCGGAGATCTGTACCTGATCAACGGCAACATGACGAAACTGAAAGATGCCGGCATTTTCGCTGCGGGTGCCGGAAAAGGTACCAGCGGCGGGAAGGAGGAAGAGACAAATGAACAGGTTCTGGAAATGGGCGATAAACAAAGCCCCGGATCCGGAAAGCGCAGGAACAAGGACCCTGTTCCTGAACGGAACGATCGCTGAGGAGAGCTGGTTTGACGATGACGTCACGCCGGCTCTTTTTAAGTCTGATCTGGAGTCCGGAGAGGGAGACATCACCGTTTGGATCAACAGCCCCGGCGGTGACTGCTTTGCGGCAGCCCAGATCTACAACATGCTCCGTGACTACAAAGGCAGGGTCACTGTCAAGATCGACGGCCTGGCTGCGTCTGCGGCATCTGTCATCGCGATGGCCGGTGATACGGTCCTTATGAGCCCTGTGGCCATGATGATGATCCATAACCCGGCGACCATCGCTATGGGAGATCACAACGACATGCAGAAGGCCATCGACATGCTTTCCGGTGTCAAGGATTCCATTATCAATGCCTATGCGGAAAAGACAGGTATGTCCAGAAATAAGCTCTCCAGGCTTATGGAAGACGAGACCTGGATGGATGCCACGAAGGCCGTGGAGCTTGGATTCGCTGACAGCGTGATCGAGAGAGCTGCAGCAAAAGAAGATACAGGGAACGGCAGTGAAGGCACAGCGCCTTCGATGCTGTTTTCAAGAAAAGCCTACGCAAGGGCCGTGACCAATAAGATCGCGGACCATGTGAAGGCCATGGAGCCGGAACCGGAAGAGGTCCCGGCTGTTTTTGTTCCTGCGGATAACCTGATGAACAGGCTCCGCGATATCAAGAGATCATTTTAAGGAGGGTCAATACTATGACTTTACAGGAACTTTATACAAAGAGAGCGACTGCGTGGGAGGCCGCTAAGAATTACCTTGATACCCACAGAACTGAAGACGGTATGCTGTCCGGCGAGGATGCTGAGCAGTATGAACGCATGGAGGCAGACCTGAACAAGCTGACTGATGAGATCGAAAGACAGAGACGCCTGGAGGCCATGGAGGCTGAGATGAAGAAGCCCGTGAACAGGCCCCTTACCGGCAGGCCCATGCAGGGCGCTCCCGGCGAAGAGAAGACCGGCCGTGCATCCGCTGCTTACCAGGCCGCGTTCTGGAACGCCATCCGCAGCCGCAACTTCTATGACGT